CTGGTTTGACCGCACCATCGTACCATCGATGTACTTGTGGCCAGTGCCAAACAACGACTTTCAAATGTTTCAGTTAATTATTGAGAGAGAAATGCAAGACGTTGGCTCGTTAACCAATGAGCTATACGTACCAAATCGATGGATTGGTTCTGTCCAGGCATCATTATCACACAAGCTGGCGCTGCAGCTACCGCAGATTGATTTGGCCAGGGTGCAGTATTTAGAGGCTCAAGCAAAACAATTAGAGTACGACGCGGCACAAGAAGAGCGCGACAAGTCGCCAATTTACTTCCAACCTAACTACAGCTACTATACACGATGAGCGGCGCATACGTAATGACCTACGACAATCTGGTGTTAGACGTCCAGCGTTACATGGAACGTGATGATGCCGGGTTTGTTGCACAGATCCCTAGCCTGATTGGTTTGGCCGAGGCAGCTATTGCCGCCGAGTTAAAGTCGTTGTTACAGTTAACGGTAGTAGAAACAACACTGGCGACTAACCAGGACGTACTTGCTAAACCAGCACGCTGGCGTAAGACAGTATCGATGAAGGTAAACGGTTCGCCAGTCTTACTACGCTCACAAGATTATATTGCACAATACCAATCAGAGTCTGCAAATGGTCAGCCGAAGTATTACGGCGAGTATGACTATAATAATTGGAACTTTGCACCAAAACCCGATGATGATTATCCGGTGGAAATTATTTACTACAGCCTTATACAGCCATTAGATACATCAAACCAAACCAACTTGTTCACGCGCGAGTGCCCGCAGGCGATGTTGTTTGGAACATTACTACAGGCACAAGGCTATTTAAAGGCCTTAGACAAGCTGCCTGTATGGAAGCAATACTACACCGAGTCACTGGCAGCGCTTAAGAAGGAAGATAACTCCCGCCGGATTGACAGAAATACAACGGTTCAGGAACCCTAAAACATGCCAATTTATACATCACCATTTACCGGAACAGTTGTCCAACCAACGGACGTATCATATTACGAGCTTAACTTTAGCGCTAACGTGCAGCTCTATTGGCCGGCGGTTGTCAACCCACAACAAGTTCCAGCGGCCCGTATTATTGATTGCACACCGTCCACATCTGGCTTGGTTATCTCTTTACCTGAGGCAAACCAGGGCACCACTGGTGCAGATATTTTAATTCGTAACTTTGGTGCTAGCACATTTACTGTAGAAGATTTTGCTGGTACAGGATCAGTATCAATTGCTCCTGGTGTATCTAAATACTTTTATCTATCGGATAACTCCACGTCAGCCGGTGTTTGGCAAAACGTAACGTTTGGTGCTGGTACATCATCCGCTGACGCAGCATCTTTGGCAGGCGATGGCCTGGTTGCACTTGCTGGTAAATTAAACACCACACAAAATATTGTTGCAGTATCGTCGACCCCAGCTATTACGGATGCAAGCCGCGCGTCAACATTTATTTGGACTGGCGGTAACGGCACATTTACATTACCTACAGCGGCCAGCTTAAGTGGCGGCTGGTATATTGCATTTAGAAACAATGGAACCGGCGCAATTACAATTACGCCACAGGGCACGTCAACAATTGACAGCCTGGCTAACATCACAGTTAACCCAGCAGAATCTGGCTTTATTTTATTCCAACAGTCGACTGGTAACTTCTTTACCGTTGGCTTGTCAGTACCATCCAACGTAACATTTACATCCGCAACGTATGACGTAGACTCAATCGTAGGAAATACGTTTAGCTTAGTATCGTACGCACCAATCATTCAGACCTACGTTGCCCTGGCTGGCACACGCTCGGTTGACCTAGATGTCACACTCCCAGCAACGACCCAGCTGTATGTATTGGTAAACAACACCGGACAAGCCGGATACAATGTAACATTCCAAATTTCTGGCAGTTTACAGACACCAATCGCATTAAGTAATGGTGGCGTTATTTTGGCCCTGAGTGACGGTAACCAATTGTATGTTATCAGTCAGACCACTGTTGGTATTTATTACGCAGATAATGGTTCTGCTGCGGCGCCATCTTTTTCGTTTACCAATGATACAAACACCGGTATGTATTTAGTTGGCACCAATAATTTAGGATTTTCTGCCAACTCAACACTGATGTTAGATATTGATAATACAAACACATTAGACCCACAAATATCAACACCGGCAACATTTAACGCAGGACTAATTGGTGGCGGGACGTTCTAATGGCTGGAGAAAACAAGTTACCAGATCAGTATAATCTGGTCTACACGCTTGCCGTTCAACCCGGCATAAAACGAGACGGCACAGTATTTGAGTCACGCGAGTTTAGTGAATGGTGCCGTTTTCAACGTGGCACGCCTAGAAAAATTGGCGGCTATCGCGAGCTGTTTGCCACATTTACTGGTATTCCTCGCGGGATGATTGCTAACTCTTTTAATGGAGTTAACTACATTTTTGTTGGTAACCAGTACGGTTTAGAAGTATTTACAACAGGCACTACGTTTGGTGTTGGCAGTGGTCCGCTTACTGTAAATATTTTACCTGGATATGCACCGTTTACTTTAGTGTCAAATACCACTAGCACTTTTGTAATCTCTGGTGATGTAGCTGCGGCGTTCCCTGCCAACATGACGGTCATTTTTGATGATGATACAACTACAGCAACAACGGTAGTTAGCGCAACCTATCTGGCGCCAAATACAACGGTCACAGTCACTGCCGCAAGTATTGCTGGAACACCAACAACGGTGTCTTTGTATGATGTTACATTTACACCAGATCCATTTTTATTGTGGCAATTTGATTTACAATACTCACCCGCTGGTGGATCGCTACAGGTATTGGCACACCCAGGCCACAACTTGGCAAACATTGATAATGCCATACAGACACAGGTATTAACTGGTGGACTACTACCAGACGCATTAAATGAATGGAATTTCCAGGGCTTGGCAGATACCGGCGGGCAAAACCCAACCTATCGCCCAATCACGGTAGATGGTGGCGTCTGTGTGCTGTACCCTTATACATTTGTGTACGGCTCAGATGGGTTTATTGCAAACAATCACGTTGATACAAACGCAGACTTAACCACATACAATCAGCAAACAATTACTGATTGGAACGGCCCAACGTCTAACCAGGTCAACATGGCCTCGTCTAAGATTGTCAAAGGCATACCAGTTCGTGGTGGTACAAATTCACCGTCAGGACTATTCTGGGCAACCGACAGTTTGATTCGTGTCTCATTTACTGGAACATCTCCGCTGTACTGGAGATATGATATTATTTCTAGCCAGATCTCTACCATATCATCCTCGTGCTTTGTTGAAATGGATGGTATTTTTTACTGGATGGGTGTTGACCGCTTCTACCTATACAACGGTGCGGTTTCTGTACTGCCGAATGATAAAAACGTAAACTGGCTATTTGATAACCTCAACTTTGTACAGCGCCAAAAGGTATGGACTACTAAGGTACCTCGGTATAATGAGATCTGGTTCTTTTATCCCCGTGGTGATGCAACGGAGTGTACCGATGCCATTATCTACAATGTTAAGGACAAGATCTGGTACGACGCGGGTAGTGCAGTTGGTGCCCGTAGATCGTGTGGTTATACTACAGAGGTATTCCCAACACCAATATGGGCAGGCTGGGAAGATATAAACACGTTTAGTATACCGTTTGAGGTGATTGATGAGCCACCAAGCGAATCACCACCCAATAACAATCAGGTGTATATTAACGGCGACGTAACGGCCACCTTTGGTGCCGGTGATTACATATCACTAACAAACACTGGTAGCCCAACAGTTTATAAAATTGTAACAAGCGTATTTATGTTTACCTCTGCAATTACTGCCACAAACCCAGAGGGTGTAACATTAATTACCGTAGAAGAAAACTTTGACCCAATTCAAGTTGCCGGTGATTACATATATTATATTGAGGGTGGTTACCCGCTCTGGCAGCATGAGTTTGGCACAAACGTAATTACGTTTAACGAAGAGCTGGCCATTACATCCAGCATTACAACCTGCGATATTAGCTGGGTTGGTGGTATACCGTCCCAAGACAGCGCAACCGGTGTCAATCGACGCATGCACCTAAGACGTATTGAGCCGGACTTTGTACAGTCTGGAACGATGGCAATGACCATTCTGGGCCGTAAATTTGCCCGCGGAGAAACAGAGACCTCCGGGCCATTTTACTTTGACCCAGACACCGGTAAGATTGACCTTCGTGTAGAGCACCGTGAAGTACGCCTGAAGTTTGAGTCCAACGTATTGGACGGTAATTTTGAGATGGGCCGCCTGTTAATTACGGCAGAGTACGGCGACGAGCGTCCGTGAGCATTCAAACCTTTTTCCCAATCAACCCCCAGTATATGTCCTGGGAGGACTGGAACGGCAACTTCCTGCATTACTTTAGTGAAGAGCCAATCATGTACAGCACCGAAGATAACTGGAAACAGGTCGCTAAAAACATTAGCCAGCTGACCACGTTTGAGAGCTACCCGGTACCAGACCCAGAGGCGTTTGATAGCTGGCAGGAGTGGGCCTCGGTACTTAGTTTTATTTTAAATGGCCCAAGCACTTGATTTAGGGCGTGAAATTCAATATTTTTGCATTAGTATAAGTAGAAGCATTTAACCAAAGGAGATAGTATGCACGGCCAACAAACAATGAAATTTTTGAACGATAAAGCAGTTGCCGATGCCATTATGGCTAAGCATAACGCTAAGGAAATCGATCCTAAGTTTGAAGCTGAAGTTCAAAAAGTCCTAGCTGCCAAAGCACAAGAAAAAACAGCAAAGTAAGTGACTTGCTGTGACTTCTTTCGTAGAC